GAGAACAAGGAAAAATGTATCGTGAAATTATGATAGAGCTTGATTTAACTATGAATCAAGTAAAAAGTTTACTTCAAAATTACAAAAGAAATTTGAAAAAAAATTTGACTTAAAAAGTTAATAAATTTAACTTTAAAACAGCAGAATCTCTGGCTTCGCTAGCCATCTTTTGACAGATAGTACACCTCGTCAGTGTGGGCTGATTTTAGTTTGACTCGCCATCGGACATAAATATCAACTATATTAATGAGGTATATTATGTCGTTTCCCTCAGGAATTACCAACATAAACAATATGGCTCCAGAATTACCTGTACAGGCTTCTGAGGACTTACTTTCAACGCCGATAGACTGAATGTCGGCTTTAAACCCTTTCTGATTGACTTGAAAACCTGACCGTTAAGACGAAGGCAACAAGGCGGAAGCAAGAGAAATCTGGGCACCGTGAACGCAGTAAGCGAAAGGGCGCTCGCAAGAGTGATGCGATACTCTAAACTCTGTAGAAATATAGAGAGGTTAGCCGAGAGGACTAGCTCGCCTACAATATATTGTAGGTCATAAAAGTAATAGAAAAGGTTCAATCTTATTCACTCTTTTGGAGTGGATCTGCATCATGCCGAAGCTTATATCGGAAAAACTACAAGAATGTCTCGATTTGAGCGTCTGTCAACAGAAGGGGGACAATTAGATGGATCTGGTATAGATCCAGCTTCTGAAGTCCCTGTTAGGTCTGACATTGATGCTACAATGGAGATTTATGCAAAATCTATCGTTACGAACGAGCAAGTGGCTCTCTATGAAAATAGCAAAACATTAACTAAATTTACTGCTTTACTTGGTCTGTGGCTAAGGGAAAAAGAAGATTTGTTGATGCGCGATTTGTTTGCGTCATCTGTATCTTATATCAATGCCACAGGCGGTTTGAATGGTGACATGCCCAGTAATATCTCCTTGAATGATGTGAATAACATCGAGAGGATTTTGCTTGGTAATGATGCTAGAACAATGCTTTCAAGCATAGATGCACAGGATAAATTTGCTACAGGACCAACTAGAGATGCCTTTATAGCTCTATGTAATACTAATATTACTAGTGACTTACAGCGAGTGCAAGGTGTTCTTTTGAAGAATGCTTATCCTTCACAAGAAGGGTTAAGACCAGAGGAATATTGCTCTATTTCTAGATTTAGATTTTTTACATCTAGTAAAGCGGCAAAGATACCGGCTGCGTCGATGAATGGTAATACGGTTTATACTATACCGATGTATGGATTAGAGGCCGCTGCTAAGGTTGAGCAGAATAACTATACAGCTGTAATAGGCTATAGACCTCCATGGGTTGTATCGTCAGTTGCACAAAATAGTCAATTGTATGCCAAATTTGCAATCGCCAGGGCGATTACAAATCAAAACTGGATATCTGGACTTAACGTAACAACACTACAAGTTTCATAAGGAGGATATTATGCCATTTACTATTATTACAGGTGGTTCGTTCACCTCTACAGGTGTAGGAGTTAAAGTTCCTGTTCCTAGTTCAGCCGATTATTTTATTACAAATAATATTACTCAGATGCCATTAGCTCCAGCTACTCCGGTAGTAATCAAGGGAGAGTGGTTTGGGTCTAAATTTGGTACCGGTGCAACAGCTGCTAATGATGGTATCAGATGGAAAAAAAGTGCTAATACTAGCGTTATTAACATCGATACATTTGCAACATCTACAGCCTCTAATGGTTTTACATATGTGCAGTCTGAGCCTGTAACAGAGGCTGCTGTAACAGGTACAACTATTACACAAGCGGCAGGAGCTGTATTTTCTGCAACTAATACATATTCTAACGGGGATAGAATAAGAATTTATTCTTCTACTGGTATGTTACAAATTGCAGGTATGGATTTTACAATCTCATCTGTTTCAGGGTCATCTTTTACAGCGTTAGGACTTGATTCAAGTGGATTTGCAGCAGCTGGTACAGCTTTTGTTGCACGTAGAATTAGTAAGCTTGGAATGGTAGAGCCCAGAGCTTTATTTATTACAAAAATCTCTAAGGCTACACAGGCTGTTGTAACAACTTCAACAGATGCGACATTGGATTATGTAGTTGGGATGAAAATTCATTTTAGTATTCCATCTGGGATGGGCATGCAAGAAATGAATAATTTAACAGGTACAATTGTTGCCATTGGTGCATATACTTCGAATGCTACCTATACTGTAACAGTAGACATTGATTCTACTAATTTCAGTACGTTTGCATTTCCTGCAAGTACAGCAGTACCGACAACTCAATTATTTGCAACATTTGCTCCAGCTGGACAATCTACTCAGTATAATACCGTTACTGGTGTAACTACTGGATATAATTTTGTTTTAGCGCCGTTTCATAGCGGTAACTTTATTCCTTATATGTATTTGGCAGGAGGTGCTCAATCTCCTGCTGGTGCGAGCGGGGATGTAATTGCTTGGAAAGCATATAAATTCGAAAATTAATAATAAAAGATCATATCCCTCATGTTGTTTGTTAGGTTCAACATGAGGGGATGATTTAGGAAATTATGGTTGCAAACGAAGCGAATGTATATTTGCCAGGGGTAATACAGATACCTTCTTCAATAGTTATAACCGCTATTACAAATGCGTATCCTATGGTAGTTACAATTTCAGTGGATGCGGTTACAGAATCAAACACTTATATAGCCGGTCAGCTGGTTAGATTAACAGTTCCTTATTCATATGGCATGTTTCAGGCTAATGGATTGGTGGGACAAATATTAGAAGTCAGTGGATCAAATTTGAGTTTAGATATTGATTCTAGACAGTTTGATACATTTGCTATACCAGGATCAGGTAAAGAACAGCCTGCAAGTATAGCACCAGCAGGATCAAGAAATCTACAATTTAACAATTTAACAAAACAGGTTCCGTTCCAGAGCCTGAATAACACGGGGAATTAAATATATGAGACCAGTAGTTTTATGTACAGCATCAGGTGAACAGCATGGATTAATTAATACCTTAGCTAACAGTGTTTCACATGATGATTTTAAATCATTTACACCGACTAATAAGGCTAAAATTGAGAAAGAGAAAAAAGAGGATTCTAGAATTGTAAAGGCTAGATATATCAATCACAGAGGAAAACATGAGAGATTAGACAAGTCTTATACAAGATATGCAGGAGATCCAATTTTACAGTATCATTTGATACCTGGTTATACTTACGATTTACCGATGGGTTTTATTAAAGAAGTTAACAGCGTAAGAATTCCAACTAGGAGTGGTTTAGTCAGTATTGATGGAGAGCCTGTAAATAAAGATGAGTCACCATTGGCTAAGGATTCCGAAGGGTTAGCCGTCCACGAACTGGTCCCTATAAATTTTTAAATTTAAGGTAAAAAGATGGTATCTCCTTCAGATAGTACAGTGGTAGCAATTAGGAAAAAAGTGAGGCGTTTGACAGCATCAGCTAGTGAATCAGCATTGACAACTGTTTCATTGGATGAGTACATAAATACGTATTATCTGAATGATTTTCCTTATTCTATAAAATTAGATCAAATGAGGAATGTTTATACCTTTTTTACTGAGCCTTACATAGATAGATACCCTTTGGATGTAAATTACAATCAAGGGGTAAGAGCTCCTGTTTATGTAGAGGGAATACAGGGAAATTTTACAAAAGACAGGCAACAGTTTTTTGCATTGTGGCCTAAATTCCCAACTATGTTTCAGCCTATAGCGGGTGATGGGGTAACTGTTACTTTTCCTTTTACAATACCGGGTCCATTTTTGAGTAAAGAAGTTGTCATTGGGGGTGTGGATAGCTCAGGTAATGCGATTAGTGTTTATGATGATGGAAACGGTAATTTACAACTACAGGTGCCGAATCCTGTTACAACAGTTCCGCCTTATACTGATGTTTATACAATGAGTAATGCCCCAGTCCCTGCATTAGTAGGTAAGCCAATACCTGGTATGCATAATCAAAATACATTAAACCCGGGGTTGAATCGTGTTAACACTACCACCTCAAGTTTCACAAATGCAATTGGAACTGTGGATTATGTCACTGGTGCTTTTAATATCGTTTTTCCTGTGGCTCCTGCTTCAGGAACAGTGGTGACAGTTTGGGTCAGTCAATATCAGACGGGTAGACCATATAGTCTTTTATTTTGGAATAATGAATTCACTATTAGACCTGTTCCTAAATTGATACATAAAGTTGAGGTGGAGACTTATTTGACACCTGTACAATTTATGGAGACAACGGATACACCTATACTTAATCAGACATGGCAGCTTATCGCTCTGGGCGCAGCCATAAAAGTACTTGAAGACAGACAAGACATGGATGGGGTACAGAATCTAGCCCAGCTTTATGATAGACAAGAAGGTTTGACTTTAGCTCGTCAGGGTGTAGAGGAAATATTCCAACCTACAATTACCATGTTTAATGGAGTAATACCGGCAGCCGGTGGAGTTGGGGGGATAAGTTATTACTAATGGGATCGTATAGCCCCCTTAATATTAAATCCAATGAGACAGGTCTAGTACAAAATAGGCAAAACTTTTTATTACCTGAAGATGCGTATCCTACGTTAGAAAACGCTTTTTTATTTAGAGAACAGATTAGAAGAAAACAAGGTTACCAACTTTTAGGGAGGTTAAAAAGAGAAATTTCTACAGCTGGAGTTAATTCTTTAAATCTTATAAGTGCTTTGGGATTAGAAACAAATTCTTCAATAGTTTTAGGTTCTGTTACGTTAGTTGGTTTTGGTCTACAGGTTTTTACGGAAACTTTTTCAGGTTCTGGAATATTAACAGGGAGTATGGGTGCTTCTGGTACAATTAATTATGCGACAGGGGCATTTACTGGTCCTGGATTACCTTTAAATAGTGGATCAATTCAATATTATCCTAATTTACCTGTTATGGGTTTAAGACTTCGTGAATTGAACGATACCAATAATGAAGAGACAGTTGCTTTTGATACAACTTATGCTTATAGATTTTTAACAAATGGTTGGGAAGAATTTTTACCTGGAACAACTTGGACAGGATCAAATAGTCAGTTTTTTTGGTCTACTAATTATTGGGTTGGAGATGGTGATCGAAAAATATTTTGGGTTACTAATTTTAAAGATGCAATAAGATATACAAACGGTCTAGCAGGTACAAACTGGATTAATTTTTCACCTGTCATAGATGCATCAGGTGGGTTATTAATAAATTGTCTTTGCCTTTTGCCTTTTAGAGGTAGATTGGTTGCTTTTAATACAATAGAAACGCTTGGCTCTTTTACTAATAGAATAAGATGGGCTGAGATTGGTAATCCATTTAGTGTTGCTAGTGCAATAGTAACAAATGTAGTAGCTGATGCTTGGAGAGATGATATAAGGGGGAAGGGTGGTTTTCTTGATATACCTACTAGTGAGGATATTATTTCTGTTGGTTTTGTACGTGACAATTTGGTTGTTTATTGTGAGCGTTCTACTTGGCAACTTCGTTATACAGGTAGGTCTATTGCTCCTTTCCAAATTGAGAAAGTTAATTCCGAATTAGGGGTAGAAAGCACTTTTAGCTCTGTGCAATTCGATACTTCATTGGTAGGCATAGGTGATAAGGGTGTTGTAGAGTGTGACAGCTATAAAAGTACTCGTATAGATGTAAAAATACCTGATCTTGTCTTTCAATTTAATAATAAAAATGCAGGTACAAAAAGAGTTCATGGAATTAGAGATTATGTTCAGCGTCTTGCTTATTGGACATATCCTTTTAGAGATAATGGTGGAATATTTCCGAATAGAAGATTAGTTTATAATTATGAAAATGACTCCTGGGCTATTTTTACAGATTCACTTACAGCTTTGGGTAATTTTCAACCCCCGGATACAAGGACTTGGCAAAATACTGTAAAACCATGGCAGATATTAAATATTACATGGAGTAACCAACCAGCCTTAATTCCTCTTGTTATAGGAGGTAATCAACAAGGATGGGTTGAAAAAATAGGTGGTGATGTTGAATCAGGTCAGACTACCAATGATCCTAGTTTATATATTAAAAATATAACAGGTAATGGAACAACACCATCATCTGCACCTGTTGTAATAAATAGTCCAGACAATAATTTACAAACTGGACAAATTATAAAAATTACAGGAATCCCGGCAGGTACTCCATTTGCTACTTTATTAAATGATGGGATATTTCAAGTAAATCTTCCTATAAATGTGCCTTTTCCTTCAGATAACTTTTTTCTTACTAGTTATGATTCAGTATCAGGCGAGTATATAACCCCTGTTTTAGCAGCATCGGCAACATATATCGGTGGTGGTCAGATGGCTGTTAGAGATAACTTTAGAATAGTAAGTAAAAAATTCAACTATATGGATCAAGGAAAGCAGTTTCAACTTGGTTACATAGATATTTTGATGAATGACACAGAAGCAGGCGCTATTGCTATAAATATTTACAATGACTATTCGGATACATCTGCTACAAACACAAGCCCTTTAAACCAATCAAACGATACATTTTTTAATTCTGTGATACCAACGTCTAATTTGGATCCTTTAGCTTTTAAAGGGGGTACTAAAAATTGGAAAAGAGTATTTTGTGCGACAAATTCAAATTTTATAACTATAGAATATACGTTAAACAATGAGCAGATGCAGAATCAATGTCAAGAATCGGATGTGCAAATTGACGCTCAAGTTATTTGGAATCGTGTTGGGGGTAGGTTAGGTTTATGCAATTAGACAAGATAAAATCAAAACTGAAACTAACATATGAAGATATTTTGAATATAAGAAAATTGATAGAGGCTGGTGTTTTTCAAGTAGAGATAGCGAAAATGTATGGAGTATCTCAAAACACTGTATCAAAAATTAAACTGAAGTTAATACACAAAGAAAGAGGCTAAAATGCCATATGATACAAACATACCTATTGATGTCCAAGAAAATGTATTGGTTTCCCCTGATCCACCACTATCTAGTTGGGTTGTAACAAAATTTGTTAATGTATTAGATCGAACATAAACAAAATGTCTGTTTGTCGTAT